TCGTCCGGGCGTACGGCGCCTGAGCCCGATGACCGCCCAGTCGACGCCGTTCCCCGTGAGCGCGGGGGCGGCCGCGTACACGGGCGCCTGCACCTACCGGGGCTTCACCATCAGCTCCACCGCCGGCGCCGACATCGTGCTCTACGACAACACCGCCGGATCCGGCACGATCCTGGCCCAATTCACCCTGGCCGCCAAGGGAATGCAGCACGTCGACATCGCCGACGGCACCCGGTGCCTGCTGGGGATCTTCGTGACCGCCACGGCCGCGATCCAGGGTCACGTCCGCGTCGGCTAGGAAGGGGAGAGCGTGACCGTCACCAGGGTCCAGCGCAACACCGCGGCCACGCTCTCCCACACCTTCTACGTCGGCGAGACCCCCACAGCGCCCACCGGTACGCCCACGTATGCCATCGTCGACGCCAACGGCACCGCGGTGTCATCGGGCAACGCCACCGTCGCAAGCAACTCGGTCACCGCTCCGCTCGCGGCACAGAGTCAGGTGGCCTGGCTGACCGTGGCCTGGACCGGGATCGTGGGCGGGAACACCGTCACCGAGTACGACCAGGTGGAGGTCACGGGCGGGTTCCTGTTCGGCCTCGCCGAGGGCCGAGCGTCTGACTCGTCGCTGGCGGACACGTCGAAGTACCCGGCGCAGGACCTCATCGACAAGCGCGTCGAGACCGAGGTCGAGTGCGAACAGATCTGCGACCAGGCCTGGGTGGTCCGCTACCGGCGAGTGATCCTCGACGGCACCGGCACCTGGGATCTGGTCGTGCCGGACGGCGGTGACGACGTCCGCGGCGGGATCCTGCTCCGCGGTGTATGCACCATCCGCCGGGTATCGGTCGCGCCGACGATCGCGAACACGTTCGTCGACCTGACCGCCAACCAGTTGGCCGCCGTCGCGGTCACGGGGGCGGGGGCGCTGCGGCGCACCGACGGGAACGTGTGGACCGAGGGCGTACAGAACATCGTCGTCGAATACGAGTACGGCAACGACGCCCCGCCGGCGGACCTGAAGTCCAAGGCGATGATCCGGTTCCGACAACTGCTCAACCTGACCAAGTCCGGCGTCCCCGAACGTGCCCAGTCCTACACCGTCGACAGCGGGGGCACCTACCGCCTGTCGCAGCCGGGCGCCTACGAGACCGGCTCACCCGAGGTCGACGCGGCCTACTGGCGGTACTCCCGCCGGCAGTCCGGCAACGGCACCGACGGGAAGCCGGTGCCGTACGGGGTCACCATGTCGTACGCCCCGCAGCGCTACAGCTTGTTCCACCGATGAGCGGCACCCGCGGCGTCGCGATCAAGGCGGTCATCATGGCCGCCCTCGCTGACGCCCCCGGCCTCGAAGGCGTGCAGGTCACCTACGCGCCCACCCGGGACATGGACCGCGAGTGCGTGTACGGCGGCCAGGTCGAGATGCAGCAACACATCTCCGCCGGCCGGAACTCGGACGGGTACACCACCCGCGATGAGACGGGCGTCATCGAGATCCACATCCGGGTCACCGCACCCGGCTCCGACCAGCAGGTCACCGAGGCACGCGCGGTGGAGCTCGGGACCGCGCTGGAGGACTTCCTCAGCCTCAACACCCCGGTCATCGAGAACGGCACGTTGGACGCCTCCGTGGAGGGCTATGTCCTCACATCCTGGGCGGACGACGACGGCGCCACCACGATCATGACGTACCGCATCGGCACCGAGACGACCATCACGTGAGCGAGGGCCGATGAGCAGACTGCACGGCAAGGACGGCTACGTCCTGCTGAACACGCTGGTCGTGAACACCCAGACCAACAAGTGGTCGTTCTCCCACAAGCGGAACTACACCATGGTCGCCTGCATCCAGGACGCAGGGGAGCGCTGGGACCCGGGCCTGATCTCCGGCGGCGTGTCCCTGGGCGGTTTCGTCGACACCGCGGCCGGCCTGCGTTCCGCCGCGGCCGCCGCGGCCGGTGTGGACGACTCTCTCGTCTCGACGATCCTGCCGGCCGGTAACACGGTCAACAACATGGCGTTCATGGCCGTGTCCGACCTCGCCTCCTTCATGACCGACGTCGTGGTCACCGACACCACCCCCATCACCATCGAGGGCCAGCCCGACGACGGAGTGGACATCGGGTTCCTGCTGCACGCCCTGGCCGCGGAGACCGCCGACGGAAACGGGACCGGCCTCGACAACACGACCAGCAGTGCGGCCGGTGCCGTGGCGAACCTGCACGTGACCGCCTACTCCGGGTTCACGTCGGTCGTGTTCAAGGTGCAGCACTCGACGGACAACTCGTCGTGGGCAGACCTGATCACCTTCACCACGGTGACCGGCGTGACGCAGGAGCGGGTGAAGACCACGTCCTCCACGACGGTCAACCGGTACCTGCGCTCGTTCTGGGACGTCACCGGCGCCGGTTCGGCGACCTTCGCCATCGCGGCCGCGCGCCGCTAGTCGCACCACCTCATCCAACCCGCGGCCGTCGGCCGGCGGGCTGTTCCTGCATGATCCGAAGGAGTGGCCATGGCCCGCGGGCACGGCAAAAATGCGGTCTTCAAGATTGACGACTCAGGCGGCGTGCTGCGGGACATCTCCGCGCACGTGAAGGGCGTCTCCGGCCTCCCCGGCGGGCGGGCGCTCGGCGACACGACCGCCTTCGGGGACTCCGGTGAGCGGTCCATCCCGGGCCTCGCGTCCGCGTCGTTCACCGTCACCGGCCTGGCCGACTCGGCCGCCACTACCGGCTCGCTGGCGGTGCTGAACGGGCTGCGCACCACCACGGCCACCGCGTCGTTCGAGTACTCCCCGGCCGGTACGGCGACGGGCATGGTGAAGACGGCCGGCGAGTGCTGGCTGGAGTCGCTGACGTTCGACACCGACGTGACCGGTCCGGTGCCGTTCAGCGCTCAGTTCAAGCTCGACGGCGTCACCACCGACACGACCTACTGATGGTCGTCACCGGGTCCGTGGGCGGTCGGGTCGAGATCCGACACCTGCAGGCCCTGCTCGGCGAGGTGCCGGAGGAACTCCGCAAGGAGCTGGCCAAGGGCACCAGAAGCGCCCTGGCGCCGCTGAAGAAAGAGATCCCGGCGGCGGAGCGCGTGTACATGCCCACCCGCTACGGGGCGATCCTGGCGGGCTCGACCACGGTCACGAACCGGGTCACCACCGGCGACACATTGCGCGCCACCGTCAGGGTCCACGCCCAGGGCAAGTCCGAGGCCCGCGACGTGACGGCGTTGAACCGCGGCATCCTGCGCCACCCCCGGTGGGGTGACCGCAAGCACTGGTACGCCCAGCGGGTCCGGCCGGGCATCGTCGACGACCCGGTGGAAGAGGCCCGCAAGCGGGTCGTCGCCAACGCCGAGGACGCCCGCGACCGGATCGCCGACAAGATCCTGAGGGAGTGACATGTTCCTACGCTTCAGCGACGCCGACCGGGAGCGGTTCGGCATCCCAGAGTGGGTCGAACTGGACGCGGCTTCCGTGACCCTCGGCGAGGCTGAGGCCCTCGAGGAGGCCGGCGGCGACTGGACAACGCTCTTCGACAAGGGCATGAAGGCCACCCGCACCCGACTCTGGCTGGCGCTACACCGGGCCGGGTATACAGCCTCGACCGCGGAGCTGATGGCCATCAACATCGTGGGCCTGGAATCCAGGGCGGAGTTGCCGGGAAAAGCGGGCGCGGAGCCAGCGCCCTCCGCGCCCGCCGAGAGTCCTACCTCGCAGACTTCTGCTACCTCTACCCGGCGTTCACCCCGGAAGCGGTCCTCGCGCTCCGCGTAGAGGTTTTCGAGGACATGTGCCTGCGCGTGGACGCGTGGCGCGAGGGAACGCTGAAGCCGCGGGGGTGAGTCATGGCCACCCGTGACATCACCCTCGACGTCACCATCCGGGCGAAGACCGAGGACGCGGCCAAGGCGTCCCGGGCGCTGTCCGATGTGGAGAAGGAAGCCGCCCGGGCCAGCAAGGGCATGAAGGGCATGTCCGAGGAGTCGAAGCTCCTCGACGCCCAGTTGGCCAAGTCGAAGAGCCGGCTCAAGGAGCTGGAGCAGGCTCTCGCCGAGGTCGGCGACGACAAGAAGCTCCGCCAGGCCATCCGGTCGGAGCGGTCCTGGATCGCCGAGCTGGAAAAGTCGGCCAAGGACCTTGCCCCGGCACTGAAGCCAGTAGCCAAGGGCTTCACGGACAGCCTCGGCGAGGCATTCAAGGGCGTCGACTTCAAAGGCGCCCTTATGCCCGGTCTGATCGGCGGCCTGGCAGTCGTCGCTCCCGCCGTCGGGGCGATGGTCGCTGGCGCCGTGACGGGCGTGGTCGGCGGCCTGGGTGTGGCCGGCGGCCTTTTCGCGGCCAGCAAGGACCCGGGCGTGCGTCAAGCCGCGTCAGATCTCGGCCACCACATCTCCGAATCGTTCTTCGCCTCCGGGTCATCCTTTGTGGACCCGATCAAGCAATCGGTCGGAATCCTTGAGAAGGACTTCGACGCGCTGGATCTCGGTAAGACGTTTGCGATCGCTGCTCCGTATGTCACTGAGTTCGCCGAGGGCATCGGCGGCCTGGCCGACGAGTTCATGCCAGGCTTCAACAAGGCGTTGCGCGATGGGAAGCCCGCCATCGACCTGTTCGCCCAGCGACTACCGGAGATCGGCGATGCGCTGGGGAACATGCTCGCGAAGATGGCGGATTCCGAGGGCACCCTCGAAGGCGTTAATTCCCTCTTCAACACCATGGTCAGTCTGATCGAGTTCACCGGCACCAGTATCGCGTGGCTCGGTGACCGGTTTCATGACTTCGACACAGCGGCGAAGAACACCGCCGGATGGCTTTCCAACATCACCGATTTCTTGGGCGACTCGGAAGACACCAAGGCCCTCAGGGAAACCAGAGACGCGTTCTCGGACCTGTCGCTCGAGGCCCAGCAGGGCGCGATCCATTTCAACACTCTGGGCGGCCAGGTCGCCTATACGGACGCTGTGCTGGGCAAGTATGGCCGCACGACCGCCGAGGTAGAAGCCGACCAGAAGGCCCTCAACGACGCGATCATGGAGGGTGAGAAGGACATCGATGGCTACATCCAGGCGGCACTTGCCGCGTCGGATGCGTCCATTGCCGTGGCGCAAGATTTCTCAGACCTCGGCCATGAGCTGATCAGGGGCAAGAAGAACTGGGACGTCAACACCCAGGCTGGTCGCGACAACCTCAAGATGATCAACAACGCTATTGGGGACCTGGAGCGTCAACGCGAGCAGGCAATCGCTACCTCCGATGGCACGGTGGCGTCAATCGACGCGATCAACCGGAAGTACAACGAGCAGATGAAGGCGCTTGAGGCGCTGGCCGTGAAGGCGGGGGACACCAAGGCAGCATTCGAGGCCCTCGCCGGCGTGTACCAGATCACGATCATCGAGGACATCCGGATGTCCAATGTGAACAACAAGCTGAACGCGCTGGAGAGGGCCGCGAAGTTCTCCGGCAGGGCTTCCGGCGGTCCGGTTACGGCCGGCCAGCCTTACATCGTTGGCGAGAACCAGCCGGAACTCTTCGTGCCCTCCTCAAACGGCTACATCATGCCGAGCGTGCCGGCGGGCGGAAGCAACCACACCACCGTCGTCGTTAGCGCAGCCTCGGGGGCAGAGGGCGCTTTCACCTCATGGCTCATGAAGTACCTCCGCTTCGAGGTCCGCACCAACGGCGGCGGTAGCGCCGACGTCGCCTTCTCTTAAGGGAGCCACCAAGTGCATCGCTACACCGCCTGGAATGCCGCCATGGCGACGACGGCCGCGCAAGCATCCGTGTCGACCGGGACTGCGATCAAAACGATGCTCCAGATAGCCACGCCGTCGACGCGGCAGATCGCGGTCCTCGCGTGGGGATACACCTTGGACGACCCTCCCGGTGCCGATGCCATCTTCGAGTTGATCCAGACCGACGTAGCCGCGACGGTCACAGCCCACGCGGCGTCCGGCGTTCAGCCGGTCGTGACGGGGATGCCGGCATCGTTGATGACGCTTGGCACGTCCGCGACCGGGTTCACGGCGACGGTCGAGGGGGCCATCACTGCGACGAAGATCTTCGACGCGGTCGCGATGTCGAGTGTGTCCGCTGAGGCCGGCCCGTTCCTGACCTACCGTCGCGACTTCAACGACTACGAGATCCCAATCGTGGACGTCTCGAAGTTCTTGCGCATTCGCGCTACGACGCCCACTACCGCCGTGGATATGCGGTGCTGGGCACTCTGGGACGAGTGAGTCCGGACGCATGCCCGCGACCACGCGCCGTGTCCTAGGCACCTACCGCACCGGCCTACCAGCGCCGCTGCGACCCGCTCGAACGATGGGCACAGCGCGGCTGACGGGCGCGCAGCCCACCGGTCCGGTCCGGCCGGTCACGTTCCCCACCGCCCGACTCGTGACTCGCGTGCTAGTCGCGCTTGGCGCGGACCTCACTGCGTCCCCGGCGACGTGGGCGTGGGAGGACATCACCCGGTTCGTGCGGCAGGACCTAGGGATCTCCCAGACCGTTGGCCGCCCGGACGGGTCGACCCGGGTCAACTACGGTCGGGCCACCCTGAAGCTCGACAACCGCGACGGCCGGTTCACTCGCCGCAACCCGAACGGTCCGTACTACGGGCTTCTGAGCGGCAACACTCCGATCTGGATCACGGTTGACGCTGGCAGTGGGGTGCGCGACCGGATTCAGATGTTCGTCAACGACTGGCCCACCCGCTGGTCTGACAAGTCCGCCACGGACTCCACGGTCACCATCCAGTGCGCCGGCGCACTGCGGCGGTTGAACCAGGGAAAGCCATTGCGGTCGGCACTGCGGCGGTCCCTTGAGCGCTCCACCGCCGTGCTGTCCTACTGGCCCCTGGAGGACGGCGCCAACTCAACCCAGGCCGCGAGCGGACTTCCAGGCGGCACTCCATTGCTGCTATCGGGCTCCGCCCCCGGGTTCGCAACGGCATCGGCGCCGGCCGGGTCGTCCCCCGTAGTCGATTTCGCGACTGGCGGCGGGTCCCTGTCCGGCGCTGGCCGGGCGCCTTCCGCCACGCCAACGGCGATGCGACTGCAGATGCTGATGAAGTTCGCGACGGGCGGCGACGCGTCGACTCTGCGGACGTTGATGGAATGGACAACCGTCGGCGGGACCTACACCACATGGCGGATGACCATATCGGCCGGCAACCTTCTTCAGGTTGAGGGATTCGGCGCCGCCGGCGCCACCACGGGCATCATGGACTCGAATCTACTGACCACCATCTACACCGGCGACTGGTACCGGGTGGAGGTCGGCCAACGATATGGCGATTCGGGCAATCTGATCACCTATCTCGACTTGGATAGCTTCACCCACGCAACCGGGCCGAACAGTCCACCCTTCGGCGTCGGCGAAACGTTTGGTTACATCAGCGCCATCAACGTGAACCCGCTCGGCTACAGCGGCACGTTCATGCCCGCCATCGGCCACCTGACGGTTGTCCAGCAGGACGTCGACTTCGCCTTAACGGACCCCATGGCCGCGGATCCGGCCATGAGTGGATACGTCGGCGAGCAGGCGCATGTGCGCCTGGCCCGACTGTGCGCAGAGGAGGGCGTGCCATTCGTCTGTCTGGCTGACCGATCTGTCGCCATGGGCCCCCAGTCGACTACCAAGTTCGTCGATCTGCTGGGTGATTGCGAGGCGGTCGATCAGGGCGCGCTATTCGAGACGGCGTGGGGACTGGGCTACCAGTCGGTGGCCGAGCGCACCAATGCGGCGGTTGGCTTGGCGTTGGACTTCGACCTTGGCCAGATCGGGCAGATCCCCGAACCGGCCGACGACGACCAGCGGTTGCGCAACTTCGTGACCGCGTCCCGCTCTGGCGGCTCCGAAGCAACCTCCGAGCAGCTGACCGGGCCCCTGCGCACCAGCGCCGGTGGCCCTGGAGTCTACGAGGACTCCATCACCGTCAACGTGCAGACCGATGCCCAGTTGGCTGACGCGGCTGGCTGGCGCAAGCACCTCGGCACCGTTGACGAGGACCGGTGGCCCTCGATTTCGATCAACCTGGCCCGCTCGCCCGAGCTAATCGACACGTGGACAGCGCTGCCATACGGAAGCCGGATGACCGCATCGAACCCACCATCGCAGATGCCTCCGGACACCATCGACGCGATCATTGAGGGTTTCACCGAGGCCTGGGACCCCTACAACTGGATCGCGACACTGGCGACGTCTCCGTTCTCGCCATACCGTACCGGCACGCTTGCGGCGGACAGCGGCGATACGACGGGCACCCGGCTCATCCTGACGCCGGACACCCTTATCCTCGCCGCGGACGTCAGCACCACCGACGTCACATGGTCGGTCAACTCGTCGCCGCTGTGGACGACGAACGCCGAGTACTTCCCCCGCTACATCTGGTGGGAGGGCGAGGTCGTGCAACTCACCAACTGCGTCGGCGGGTCCGCTCCACAGACCTGGACCGTGGTTCGATCCATCAACGGCGTCGTCAAGGGCCATCTGGCCAACAGTTCCGGGTCGGTCTACCGCCCCGGTGTTCTGGCTCTGGTCTGAGAGGGCGTCGTGGGAGACTTCACCAGTACGGTGCCGAGCCACACGGCCGGCGAAGAGGCCGTGGCGTCGAAGCTGCAGACTCTCGACGACTTCGCCACCGCCGCCACCGCCGCGTGGACGGCATGGACTCCGACGCTGACCAACATTACGCAAGGCAATGGCACTCTCGTCGCGCAGTACAAGCGGCTCGGCAAGTCCGGTTCGATCAGGTTTAAGTTCACCCTCGGCACCACTTCGGTCGTGGGTACCGACCCCAAGTTCACGCTGCCGTTCACGCTGAACTCCACCTCGTACGCCGCGGTCGACCTGCTCGACATGGCGGCCCTCCTCGACGCCGGCGTGAACTCGTACCGCGGCGGCGTCGACCTCACCACGACCACGATGGTGCGGTTCGTTCAGTTCTCCACGAACACCGTCACCTCGGTCACGGCTACGTCGCCGTTCACGTGGGGCACTTCCGACGTCCTGGCGTGCCGGCTGAACGATCTGGAGCTTGCCTGATGGCCCGCTGGACCGACCTCGCGGAGTGGCGCGGCCCGACCGTCAACCACGGCGGGGCCATGCTCGAGCAGCGCGGCCTCGTCATCCACATCGCCGAAGGCGGGTACGAGGGCACCATCGCGTGGCAGAAGAACCCGACCGCGCAGGTGTCCTCCCACTTCGTCACCGACTACGACGGGAAGACCGGCCAGGTCGTCGACACGGACATGACGGCGTGGACGCAGCAGGCCGGCAACGGGCACTGGCTGTCCGTGGAGAACGCGGGCTTCACCCCGAACGGCCTCACTGCGGCGCAGTGCGAGGCGATCGCGCAGCTGTTCGCCCGCGGCCATCGCCAGTACGGCTGGCCGCTGCAACTGGCCAACGGATCGTCCGGGCGCGGGCTCGGGCACCACTCGATGGGCGGAACCGCCTGGGGGCACCTGGACTGCCCGGGCCCGGCGATCATCGGGCAGAAGCCGGCCATCCTCGCGCGCGCCATTCAGATCGTCAACGGCACACCGCCACCGCAGGAGGAGGACGACGACATGCACAGGGTTCGTTCAGGTATCACCGGCGATGGCTCGATTTACCTTGTGCCAGGGTTCCCCGCGCCCAGCGGCAAGATGGCCGCCTACGGCCTTAACGGCCCCACGAACGCCGCCTACGACACTGCGGGCGTGAAGCTGGTCCAGTTGCCCGCCGGGGTGAGCGTGGCCGCGTGCGGCCTCTACGACACCAACCCGCAGCCCTGGTCCGCCGGCGGCGCGGGGGGTTCGCCCGGCCCGACGGCGGCTGAGATCGCCACCGCCGTGGTGGACCTCGAGCACGACCGCCTCGCCTCGTGAGCCAACTCATCACCGTGTCCGCGCTGATCACCGGGATGGTCGGCGCCTGCTACGCCGGGACGAAGATGATCGCGTGGCTGTGGAAGGGGCTGAGACAACTGTTCCGCCTCGCCGATGCCCTGACCGGTGAGCCGGCCGGCGGCGGGCAACCGGCGCGACCCGGGTTCCTGGACCGGATGGCCTCCATTGAGCAGCTCCTCGAGCATCTCGCCGAGGCGTTCGAGGCGAACGTGACCCGCATGGACGCGATCGACGCCCGACTCACGGTCGTGGAGCAGCACCTCGCCCCGCCGCCGGAGGGCTCATCGGCGCAGGTGTCCGCCCACTGATCCAAGTTCTGACCCCAAAACTTGGATTCGCCCGGGGCAATTCCAAGTCAGCGCTGATCCCGCACCCCGGTACACCCGGGCGGCCGGATGGCCGGTGCGTGGCATCCAACCGTGCGACACCGCACGGTCTGGTGGCCGCGCCCATCGGCCACGGCTGGGCAGTCGCACACCACGAACGTCAGGTTGACCCGGCCCGGCCCGAGCGGATGCCCGTTGGCGCAGGCCGCCGGCACCCACGGGTACGCGTCCTCGAACCAGCCCATCACCCGAACCTACGACAGGAGAGCCGCCATGTGGACCCGTCTGTTCTGGGCCAAGACCGCTGAGCGCGCGTTGAAGACCACCGCGCAGTCCGCCCTGTCTCTGCTCGCGGTCGGCACCACCAGCCTGCTGAGCGTGCCGTGGGAGGCCGTAGCGGCCGTCTCCGGGCTCGCGGGCGTGGTCAGCGTGCTGACGTCCATCGCTTCGTCTGGGGTCGCCGACTCCAGCTCACCCTCGCTGGTCAAGGAGTAGCTCATGGATGGGTTCGAAGTCGCCCTGATGAACATCAAGTCGGGGCGCCGGGTATCGCGCTCCAACTGGAACGCACCGGGACAGTTCGTGGTCCTACAGAAGGGCTACCCGGACGGCATCGCCATCAACGCCAACACGGCCGAGGCAACCGGCATCGAGCAGGGGACGGTCTGCGTGTTCCGGCCGTACCTCATGCTCCGCACTGCGGACGGCTCGTTCGTCCCCTGGGCGCCGACCGTCTCCGACGTCCTGGCCGAGGACTGGGTGATTTCGTGGTAACCAAACGCCCGGCGATCATCGTCACCTTTGCGGCCCTGACCCTCGTGGTCGGGGCCGCCTTCGCATTCACCCCCGCCAACGCCACCGCCAACCTGGACCCGATCGCGGTGGCGCAGGTGCAGCTCGCCAACTGCCAGCTGCTGGCCGCGAAGACCCGGTCGGGTACGGCGCAGCACAATCGGGCCGTCGCGTGCGTCACCGACCAGCAGGCGATCCTCGCCCTGCTGCTGCCGGCCACACCGTCGCCGACGGGCACCGGCACCCCCAGTCCCACCGGTACGCCCACGCCCAGTCCGACGGCCACTCCGACCCCGACACCGACGATCCCGCCCACCACAGTGCCCCCAACGACCACCCCGCCGGGCATCGGCTCGTTCGCCACCGGCCCCGCCGCTGGTGCGGGCGTGCCCCCAGGGACCGCGCTGGTGCCGTTGCAGGGCCGCCTGCAGGCCAACAGCACCTACACCGGCGTGACGGTGTCCTCGGCCGCCCTGGGGACGGTGTCGGTGTCCGGGCTGACCCTGCGCAACTGCGTCCTCAACGCCGGGGTGGTGTTCACCGGCAACAACGTCACCGTCGACCACTGCACCATCCACGGCGGTGTCAGCCTGTCCGGCGGGGACAACTTCACCTTCACCGGCAACGAGGTCGTGGGTTGGGACGACGGGCTGCACATCACCTCGGACTCCGGCCCGGTGGTCAACGTGAAGGTGACCGGGAACTGGATCCACCTGCCGTCCCCGGCATGCGCGGACCACTCCGACGGTGTGCAACTGCTCGGTGTGGCCGGCGCGGTGTTCACCGGCAACGTCATCGACCTCGGGCACTGGATCAGCTGCGGCTCCGACCCGGGGGACGGGCCGCTGAACGGGGCGTTCCAGATCGAGAACACCCAGGGCCCCGTCACGGGGGTCACCGTGTCCGGGAACCTCCTCAACGGCGGCGGGTTCACCTTCCGGGCCTACGCCGGGACGAAGCTCGACGCGGTCACCGGCAACGGGTTCGGGCCGGATCAGCGGTTCGGGCCGGCGGACACGCTGCAGGCCACGATCGGCGCGTGGTCCGGCAATTACGTCGTGGCGACCGGTGCGGCCGTGCCGCGCGGGTAGTACCGTGTGAGTGCCCCACTTTCCTCGGGTAGTCAGTCCAGCCCACCGAGCGGCACAGGTGGATCGGCACGCGCGCACGGAGACCGAGGCTCTGGTGCGCAACTAGAACTCCAAATAGGGGGCCCGCCTCATCTCGGTGAGGTCTTGGGTGTCTTGCCGGCCGCGAGAGCGCGAAGACGGATAAGAGGTCCCCGACCCGCGAAGCACCAAAGCGGAGCCCGCACCGTGCAGCGAGCTCCGGCCAACGCAGGAAGCCCCGGCCATCATGGCCGGGGCTTCCTTGTCGTGTCCGGCCACATGGCCGCTCGTTCAAGATCGAACCGGCCATCCGACCTGCGTATTTCCGCCGGACCGGCCATCACGGTGAGTAATGGCCGTCCAATGAGGACAGTCCAATGTGGACATACGAAGGGCAAAGAAAAGCGGCCATGCCTGCTAGACATGGCCGCTTCCCTTCACCAGCTTAGCGGCTAGCAGGAACGCTAAGCCGCCTGCGTCACTTGCCCCGGCGAAGCCGACGCTCGTGCCGCTCCGAGTAGCCGACTGCTGGTGACTTCGGCGCCTCGGGCAGGTCCGGGCTCGCCGCCTCATCCGCGGTTACTGCCGGTGTGGCCGCCTGCGCGGCCGCCTTCTTCTCCTCCATGACCCGTCGCACGCGGCCGACGACCAGCTCGGCCAGAACGTACGCCAGAACCATCGACGCATGCACTGTCTTACTCCCAACGCTGACTCCGGCGATCCAGTTCGCCGCCATAGAGCCAAACCCAGCAACGACCAGGACGAACCCAGCCGACGCCTTGCCACGGATCACCCATCGGTCATGCAGGATCTCCGCGCACGTGATCGCCAGAAGGTCGATCACGGCAGGG